TCTTGGAGCTAATAACACTGAAACAATTGAAAAAGTTTAACATATAATAATTAAAGTAAATAACATGGACACAATAATAATAATAAGCGGAATTCTATGGTGCGTAATATGTGTATCCGCTGCAGTAGGAGCTATGATTTGCTACATAGAAAATAAATACAAAAAATAAATATGACTCATTTAGAAACACTTTTATGGACCGAGCGATATCGGCCAAAAGAATTAAAGGACTTAATTGTTCCAGAAAGAATATACAAAAAATTAGATAAAGGAGTCTATCAAAACTTGCTCTTTTATGGTGGTCCTGGTAGTGGAAAAACTTCTTCTGCAAAAATACTTGCAAATGGCCATCCATATATGTACATTAATTGTTCTAGCGAAACTGGTGTAGATACGGTTAGAACTAAGATATCAGAGTTTTGTTCTACTCTATCTCTACTTGATGGCGAACGTAAATTAAAAGTAGTTATATTAGATGAGTTCGATGGAGTATCTGATGCATATATGAAAGCGCTTAGAGGAACTATCGAACAATTTCATATGAGTGCAAGATTCATAGCAACTTGTAATTATTTTAATAAGATTCCAGATAATATACAATCTAGATTTGAATGTATAAATTTTGACTTTACTGATGTTGAAGAAACAGAAATTCTTAAAATGTATCTTAGGCGAATTTACGAAATCTGCAAACTAGAAGGAATGGAAATCGAAAAGGATGCTTTATTAGAATTAGTTAAAAGGAAGTTTCCAGATCTAAGAAATACAATTAATGTATTACAAGGATATCACGCTCAAGGAATAAGCAAAATATCATTAACCGATGTAACTACATTCCATGGAGTATTTAAGGATTTGTTCGATATGATATTTTCTGAAATGGCATCATCTCATAAAAATTATCAGTATTTAGTAGGAACATATGGTCATAGAGTTGATGATGTAATTAAATCATTAGGAAGTGATTTTGTAGAATATATTCAAACCGAACATCCTGCAAAAATTAAAAATTTAGGTGAAATATGTTATGAAGTAAACAAACATTCATACGAATCTAGATTTGCAATTGATCCAGTAGTAACTATGTTATCATTGGTTTATAAATTACAACAGATCGTTAAATAGAAACTTTTGCAAAACTTCGTCATATAAAATTAAAATAACATTATAATGAAAAGGTATACTTTAATAGTAGATGGTAATTATTTCTTACATAAGACATTCTTTATTTCTGGTAGAATTAAAGGAAATAAAGGTGCACTAAATTTTATCGATGATCCAGAAAAGGATGCAGATATTTTAATAAACAAATTAGCAACTGACTTTGCATACGAAGTTAGGCGATTTGCTCCAGTATTAGATGGAATTGTTTATTGCATAGATTCATCTTCATGGCGAAAGGATTTTTATCCAGAATCTAATGAATCTCCAAATGCGGTATCTAAGGAATATAAAGGCCAACGTAAACGAGATAACACTATAAATTGGAAAGCTATATATGATGTACATGATAAATTCGCAGCATCTCTTAAAAAATTAGGTTGTACTATTTCTCGAGTTAGTGGAGCCGAAGCCGATGATCTTATATTCGCATGGTCAGCTTATCTTAATATGAACGAAAAAAATTCTTTAATCTTTTCTGGTGATAACGATTTAATTCAATTAGTTTGTAATAACGAATCAAACGATACAAATACAGTATATTACAATAAATTTTCAAAGCGATTATATTCTCCATTAGGTTTTAGCGAATGGCTATCACAAACAACTACAGAAACTATCGATATATTTGATCAACCTTTAGATCTAACTAGTAATACTAAAATAGGTTTACAAGGTGTTTTACGTGGTGTAGAAATTGCGGAAGTAGATACATTAGAATTTGTTTTCAAAAAGATTTTAACCGGCGATTCAGGTGATAATGTTTCTCCTTTACATCAATTCGTTAAAAAGTTAAAAACTGGAAAAACAAGAGTTTATGGAATAACCGATAAAAAAGCTACTATGATTCTAGAAAAATTCACAAGTAAAAATGGCGATCTAACAGAATCAACATTCTTTAATCAAAAAACAATTAACGAAATATGTCAAATAACTAGAGATACTTTAGGTATTCATAATAAAACTTTACCAGAACTAGTTGAAAAATACGAAGCTAATAGAAACTTAATGTATTTACATAACCGAGCTTTACCTGCTGCAATTATGGATGTTATGTTAAAATCTATCGAAGATGCAAAACATACTACAATACATGCGATAGATCAAATAAATAAAACAAACATATCTACACCAATTTTGAATAACGAAAAAAACATAACTACCACTAACGAAGCTTCATTCTTTGGTGGAATAAAATTCGACTAATTATGAGCACACCAGACTTCCACAAAACACCAATGGGTAAAAAATACTATGAGTATGATTTACCTCGTCTAATTGAATCTAATCAACAACTAGCCAAAGAATTAAAAAGACAGAATGATCTAAACGAAAAGATATCAAGGAAAAAGAAACCTGCTCAAGAACTTAAGAGAGGAAGGAATCTATAAACAATTTTTTTCATATAATAAATAAACTATGCAACTATTCGATTTAGTTAGGGTTATGTTTACAAATCCTAAAAAGTATTCAGATATTAAAAACTCAGATAAGGCTAAAAATCATTTTATGATTCAGCGCTTTATGTCTATAAATTATCCTGCACAAGCTCAACAATTAAATAGAAACGGTATTAATGGTGTAGGTGTTATTGATACTTGGCAATTTATTACATCAAGATTCAAACGTGTCCCTGGTTGGATATATACTAAAACAAAGAAAACTAAAAAACAACAGGCTAAGGAATTTACATATTCTCCTGAATTAGTAGATTTGTATATAAGTAAAAACGAAACTTCTAAAAAGGATTTCGATATCTTAACCAAACTTTATCCTAGCGAAATGCAATCGTATTTCACGAAGCTAAGAAAACAATATGACACTTATGTTAGAAACGAATAACCAATATCCTTTAGTTGTAGAAGTTACTATGTATCGCCATAATTGGACAGATAATAAAATACTTAATGAAATCAAACGTAGTGCAAGGCTTAATAAGGTAGGTAGTTCTAATTCTCATTTTTTTGTTTCTACTAAAGATATTAAACAAATACTAAATAATAAATTTAGCGAAGATATAGAATATCAAGGAGGATTAACCCAAGAAAAGCTAGTTAAGAATATAACTTCTCCATTCTTCTTACATAGTGTTGTGCATACATTTTCAAATTTACGATTTGTAAAATTTAATGTTTCTAATGATAAAGATTATACTAGAAAATCTGGTGATACAGTAACCTTTGATTATAAAATTTTACATGCAAGAATAAATTTACCAGAATTAGTAGAATCTAAAACTGAACTTAAGCAATTTCAAAAGTTATTTAAGTTTATTAAATTTTGGAGTCCTAATAAATTTAATCCTGTTCCATATATTGAAGTGTCTTCTAGGGATCTAATATCTACTATAAATTATCATGAAGGTATGGGAGAAGATTTTGTAAAGACCTATGCAGATACTATAAACAAATTACTACAATACATAGATCTTAAATTAGAAAGCGATAATTCAGCGCTTCATATTATTTTACTAGATTGATATATAGTTAAAAATAACCTTTTAATTATGTCAAACAATACGAAAACAGGATTTGTCCACAATATGTTAAGCAAAAATGGAAAAGTCTCTAGTAAGAGATTCTGTACATTTACTTGTTTATTCTTTATGATGATTGGGTATATAGCTAATTTATTCTGGGGATTTGAAGTACAAGAACATTTGTTTAATTCTTTACAATGGATCGTTATGGCTGGACTAGGATTTACTGCATCAGAAAACTTTGCTCCAAACAATACTGAATCAGACAAAACAAAAGATGAATTCCCATCAGATAGTGTATAATTTTGTTTGAATATATAATAAAACAAACAACGTAATATGGCTACTGAAACCATTAAGATAGACTTTACTACGAACAACATTACATATAAAGATGGAGATTCTCTCATCATTACGTTTAATGGTGCATTTAATAAAGTCGATAAATTCTTATCTTATACAGAGACACAATCACCTAGTGTGTCATCTACTGATTATTTAATGACTAACGTTCGATGGTCTAGTGATGATCAAGTATGGTCTGCTTGGCAGCAAATGCCGATCGATTCAGCAGGAAATAAAACATTACCATCTGCGTTAACTACACCAGACTTTACTACAGGATCAAACATATCTTTACAATTTAAGTATATAAGAGTTCAACAAAACCCAGATCCATCTATATCAATAAATAGAACCTTAGATTCAATTGAGATAAGTTTATCTCCAAGTGCACCAGAAACACCATACAAAGCTCCATCAAGCCAAATATGTCCTACTGGAGATTATTTCAAAGGAATAAATGTTGATTGTGATGGTGGACTTTTTAGAGTTTATGATTTAATGGCTCCGGCAATAGATCTTAATAGAGAATTGGCTTTAGCAGTTAGCGAAATGTTTGGACATCAAGTATGTTATTTCAAAACTACTGCAGATCAACGATCTAAAGACTTTATCTTAAAAGAATACTCGTTATATGACGTAACCGATGTAAAAAATGTTAGAATTGTAGTACCTGATAATGTATTCCCTGATAATGCTATTCAGTTCACACCTTTTGACATGGATTTTGAAGCACCATTTGAAGTTCAGATTGTTAAAGAAGATTTTGAAAAGGCCTTTGGTTATTGTGTAAGACCAGAAGAACGAGATTATCTTTTCTTTCCTTTAGAAAATAGATTATACGAAATACAATCGGCTTACTTATTCAAAGACTTTATGAGAAGCGCAACATATTATAAAGTTGCATTATGGAAATGGCAAGATAAAGATAATGTAATGAGACCTGCTGGTAGTACTGCACAAACACTTACCGATAGTCTTACTGAAAATTTCGATGATTTATTTAAGGAATCCAATGAATTAGAATTCAAACAAATAACAAAGCCTTTACAATATAATACTATAAACATTGGTGATTGGGATTTTGTTAGATCAGAAATTGATGCAAAATTAGATATTAGAAAACATGATATCAATAATTATTTTACGATAGTTGCAAAATATGCATATGACCTTAATACAGTAAACTATAACGATAATGCTATTGTGTATAAAACTCCAGTAAGTATCGGAGCTACCGAAGATAGAGTTTATATAACTTGGTTTAGGGCTAATAGAACTTCGTTTGTTAACCGAGATTTAGGTCCAACTTCTATAAATGAATATCCAACTGGTAGTACAATGCATGGACTAAAATATGATACGATTTTAGATGGTTGGGTTGACGGAATACCTGGAACAACAGGACCGAATCCATCTAAAGGAGTTCAAATAAATTTACAGTATGGACCTACTTCTATAGGATCTACTAGTACATATTCTACACAAGGTATTGAAGTAAAGGTTAATGATGATATATTTAGATTTAATACTAATTACCTAGAAGCATGGCCAGGAAATGTATTTCCAGATTTATTAGTTGATGCAAAACAATATAACAAAACAGTATTAGAAGATTCTAGAAAATGGTATGCATTAGTACTTAATGTTTCTAATACACACGGAACTATAAATTGCAATGTATGGGAAATGGAATTTGATGCAACTAAACCAGCATACACACAACAAACTACGCAATTAAAATTAGTGTTTGGAGAAACTAAAACGTTTAATAAACAAATAGTAGATTCAGGATCTTTTTATCAATTAAAGGGAGTACCGTTAGAGGTAACAAACCTTAGAATACTAACTGAACTAATAAACGAAGAAAACCAACCATTGATGTTAAATAGATACACAGTCAGAGATAATCAATACGCAGAAATGATCGATAACGCATTACCACCACTTCGAATGACTAGAGAAAGCGGCAGGTAATTAAAAATTTAGATATGAAAGACGAAAACAAAGACGACGCAAGAGAATCAATTAAAGACCTTTTACAAGATGATGGTATGAACTTACCGATAGTTAAAGAAGGAGATTTACCATCATTTCATCAAGTAGATAGTTATGATTATATGGATAATCAAACTAAGTCAATAGCAAAGGCTAAGAAAATGATGGATTCTGTTATGAAATTATATTTGAGTGCAGAAATAATTGAGAAGAATGAATACGTAAAAATGAAACAACGTATTGGTGAAATGCAATTATCTACTTTACTTACTCAGATGAATCAAATGCAACATTCAATAGAAACCTTAATGAGAACCATCGATAGTGGAGAATTATCTCCAAGAATGTTTGAGGTTTTAGGTGGCTTACAAAAGACTATGTTAGAAATCAATAAACATACAACTTTACATATAATGGCTGCTGAAGAGAACACTAAAAAATTAAAGCATGATATAGATGTATATAGTAATATGACAACGATATCAAATAGCCAAAAGGATAAAGGAAAGACTGCTAGAGGTAATCGTGACTTTATGAAAGATATTCAAGAAGAAATACAAGATATAGATTTTAACGACGATAACGATGAGTAGTATAGTAAAGAAATTTCAAGATCCTAGCGAAAATGATGATAATAGAATTGTATGGGACTCAGATAAGGTTCAACATGCAATCGAAGCTATGGAGAAGGGTTATCAAATTCCAAATGCACCATTTTACGAAGGAGATATAAATTATAGAAAGGGTAATACCGTCTATGATTTTTCTGATGAGGAAATATCAGAAATTAAAAAGTGTGCAAGGGATATTGTATATTTTGCTAATAACTATTGCCATGCAATGACCGATGAAGGTGTTAGAAAGATAACAGTTAGAGATTATCAAGCGGATATGCTTAGACAATATCAACAAAATCGATGGAATGTTTGTTTAGCTGCAAGACAAATTGGTAAAACAATATGTTCAGGTATTTTTATAGCTTGGTATTCTTTATTTAATTTTGATAAGAATGCGATGATTATGTCTAATAAAGGAGCTACAACAAAAGAGATCCTTATGAAGACTAAACATATATATGAGAATCTTCCTTTCTTTTTGAAACCAGGTGTTATGAAAAAGGATGTAATGGAGATGAGGTTTGATAATGGCTGTAGAGTTATCGGACAGAACACAACTAAAACTGGTGGTATATCATTTACTATTCATTTATTATACTTAGATGAGTTTGCTCATATTATGCCTAGTATTATTAACCCTTTTTACGAGAACGTTTATCCAACGTTATCATCATCTAAGATATCCAGAGTTATCATAACTTCTACGCCTAATGGGTATAATAAGTTCCATGAAATTTATCAAGGAGCTTCTGAAGGAATTAATGAATATGCACCATTTCGAGTAGATTGGTGGCAAGTTCCTGGTAGAGACGAAGATTGGAAAAAACAGGAAGTTGCTAATTTAGGTTCTATCGAAGCATTTAATCAACAATATGGTAATCAATTCTTATCGGCATCTGCTTTATTGTTAAGTTCTATTGAAATGAAAAAAATTAAAAATACAGAGAAAGAATTTGTATTTAGAGAATTCGATGATTTGGATGACTTAGGTTTAGATTATTCTTGTTTAAGATGGGATCCTGATGTGGATGTCGATATGTTAGATGGAAAACAAGATTTTTATTTATTTTCAATTGATTTGGCAGAGGGTGTAGGTAAAGATTATTCAGTTATCAATATATTCAAAATCGTACCTACTGATCTTAAATTTCATAGAGATCTTATTTCACCTAGTGATATAACAGATTTTTTTAGGATGGAACAAATAGGTGTGTTTAGATCTAACGTACATTCATTAAAAGATTTTAGTATGATTCTATATGAATTATGTGTAAACATCTTTAATCAAGAAAATTTAAGAAATATAATTGAATATAATGCGTTTGGTCAAGAAGTTATAAATAATTTAATAGCTTTATATCCTACACGAAACGATTTTGATGAAGAGACTTTAGTAAGGTATGCACACAGAGTTGGTAGTACTATAAAGAAGCCTGGAATAAAGATAAATAGAGACAATAAAAGAATACTAACAACTAAGGTTAAAAATTACATAAGAACTAGTAGAGTTATACTTAAAGATAAGAACACTATTAGTGAAGCTTCTATGTTTTCTAGAAACGAAAATGGCACATATTCTGCACAATCAGGAAATGATGACTTAATGATGACTGTGGTTAATGCAACAAGCTTTTTTGATACCGTTGATTATTCTGAAACAGTAGAAGAACTTTTTGATTACATTCCTCAAATATATAAAGATAAAATAGAAGAAACATTAGAGAGGAGTGGAAACCTATCTGGTGATTCATTTAACATTTACGACATAATCGACTAGAATAAAACTATATAGTCGAGAGATATATAATTAAAATAAAAAAAACTAATTAAAAATGGCTTTACCAGCGAATATACAACAATTCAAGTCAAGTGGCGTTTACCGTTTAGAGTTTGATAAGAGTCAACTGATAAACATACCAGCTGAAACTATCAGATTGGTAATTGGTTATTCAAATAAAGGACCTTTCAATACACCTATTTTCTGTGAGGATGCTAACTTCTTTAACGAAGTTTATGGCGGAATCGACACTGGATTGGAATTAAAAGGATCTTACTTTCATAGATCATGTTTAACTGCTTTAGATAGAGGACCTATCCTTGCGTTAAACTTATGGAACATTACGGAGACCGTTACTGCAGACTTCAGAGCATTAAGTGCAGAATCAAATCTTGCAAACAGAGCAGTTAATTCAACTTCTCCAGTTTCAAAATTCTTTAACCAAGATAAATTCTGGTTTATTGATGACGATGCAGTAATATCTGCAATCAACACATATCAAGGTACTTGGGATGCACAATCTGCACCTAATGGATCTTCGATATTTAATTTAGCAAATACAGGAAAGAAAACAATTTCAGTATTTGTAGTAAAATCCGATATGTCAGGTTACGATGCAACGGCAGAGGTATGGTACGGAACTGGAAAGGTACCTCCATATTTAGATAAATCAAGTTTAATTTCTGACTTTAATGTTAGAGTACTAATTATTCAAGGAGACTTTAGTAATTACAGCGCGTTAGCAATTGACCCTGTTTATGGAGCATACTTCGATTCAAAAGGACTTAAATCTACATACACAGATGCATTTGGAAATACAACTGATGGAATAACTGCTTTATTGCAACTTCCTGAAGTTACTGCACTTGCAGAATACCATGGTTCTTTACTACCAGAATTTGTAGATAAAGACGGAACAAACTTATTTATTGAAGATATAATAAATAACGAAACTTCTAGAACTGGTCTTGTTTGTGCAATGAACGATGAATGGTTCTACGATAATCCAGCCGGATCTACAAAAATAGTTGATGGTTTACAAATCGACTTAATTGGTCATGGATTGGAAGAAAATGAACATGGAATCTCAGTAATAGATTTCTTATCTTATTACGGAGCATTAAATGCATATCAACCATACAGACAACGAGTATATAATAATAACTTAGGCCTCACGGGTGTTACCGGTTCAACTGCATTAAACCCATATATCTTCGAAGGATACAGTGGAGCAGTAGGTGCTTCTCAATTTGAATTAGAGCAATCATCTACATATTCAACTGCTGCAATGGTTGGATGTTACGATATCTTAAATATCTATGGACCTAACCATCCATATGTTTTAGGTGGAACTGCCGGTTCTTATTGGGCATCAGGAACTACTGCCGGACAATCTGCATTCGAAACTTTTGCTGGAGCAATAGTTGCAAACAACTCTTATGTAAGTGTAGGTGTTTCAGGTGCTTCTTCTTCAGCAGCTGCTGCTGGAGCTTCCGGTTATGAAGGTTGGCTACTTGGTGGAACCGCTGCTAGATACTCTTATGCAAAAGTAACATCAGTAACTACAGTATCTACAGTTAATCAGAAAGATTTACTTAAAATACAAATTGCACACACAGATGAAGCTGCAAATACAGGTATTGCTTTACCAGGTCCAAGTGCTGGAGGATTAGGTCAATGCTTTACATTAGGTTACAAACAAGGATTTGCTGGAAGTACATGGTTCGCTGCGGTAGGAACTACAAGTTCTGCAGTAAAAATTGAGGTTATTCCAAGCATTAACTATTGTGTTAATCCGGTTGGAATAGGCGCTTCTCATAATACAATGTATGGAGGTCCTGCTTCTCAATTAGGAGTAGATACAACTTCTGGAACTATTACTACTGGAGATAAAATACAAGGTATCAATACATCTACATGGAACTTTGCTCAAATACAAGCAGTTAATGCATTCGATTTACGAACTGTAGCTGCTGGACCTACATGGGGTATGGGTGCTGGAGTTGATGGTTCAATGGCCGGTGGAGATGCATTTAATGCTTCTTCGGTTAATATGGTACTATCACACCAAGTTGCAAATGCAAGAGTAATATCTTATTCAGATGAAACTTATTCAACTGGAGCATCTATTGGAATTCTACCAGGAATGACTGGTTTCGTAGATCAATTTCTTTCGATACCTCAAAACGGTGCAACCGGTGCTACTTATAACGAAACGGTTTCTATTAGTACTTTCACTGGAGATATTAACGAAGTATTCCCTACACCTGCAAATGCATTAACAGCAGTTAATACAGTTATACTAGGTAATGGAACTACAGGAGGTGCAACAGCATACACTGGAAAAATCGAAGTTGGACAATATCTTGTAAGAGGTTTTGAAACGGTTGCTGGAAGTGGTGATTACAATAGTAAAATTGATCCTAGAACCGACACAACACGTTTAACTAGAATTAACAAAGCAATTGTTCAATCTGGCGCAACACCATATTTTGAAATTACGACGGAAGATCCTATATATGTTTATCCAAATGTATCAGGTAATCCAACAGCGGTTGAAAGATATAAAAGTTTGAATGGATTTATTTCTAACTATACAGTGAGTGCACTTACAGGTTATACGGTTCCACTTACCGGAACTAAACCTGATGGTTCAAACATACAAATGAATAAGATTCTCGATGTAATGTATAATACTAACATCGCAGCAACCTTAACAGATAGAGATGCAATTACATTTAGATATATCGTTGATACATTTAATAATGGAATTGAACCTTCATCTAAATCAAGGTTATCTAAAATATGTAAAAATAGACAAAATGCATTTGCGATACTTAATGCTCCTTCAATTAAGGAGTTTAAGAATTCAACAAATCCATTATTCAAATTGAATTCTACTTCTACATTCAATCCACAATATATAGCAACTGGTGGTAATATGTCACTTAACCCTAGTAATATCTACTCATTACCTGGAATTGCTGATGGAGCTAATTACTGTGGATTCTATACACCAAACCTTAGAATAAGAGAAAACGGTGCTACAAAGTTTGTTCCACCGGCTGCTCATATTTCTAACCTATACATCGACAAATACCAAATGGCTTTACCATGGTCGATCGTTGCAGGACCTAGGAGAGGTGTAGTGAGTGGAACAGGAGTTGCAGGTCTTGAGTATAATTATGATAGAACTGATTTAGATAACGTTGAACCATTTGGACTAAATGCAATTGTTAATAAGAGAGGATTTGGATTAGTGATTAATGCTAATCAAACTGCTCAACAAAATGTACAATCTGCATTATCTCAAATTCATGTTAGAGAATTACTTATCTACATTGAAGATGGAATCGCTGAAATTCTTAAGAATTACAGATGGGAGTTCAATACTGCACAAAACAGATTAGAAATTAAAACATTATGTGATAACTTCTTATCTCAAATCCTAAACGATGGAGGTCTTTATGATTTCCAAAACATTATGGATTCATCTAACAATACATCAGAAGTTATTGATAGTAACATTGGAATTATCGACACTTACGTAGAACCAGTAAGAGGAATGGGTATCTTGGTTAATCGAGTAACTATTCTAAAAACCGGTGATATACAAGCTGGAAACTTCTAAAAAATAATTTTCGAGATTCTTAAGGAGAGCAATCTCCTTAAGAA